CACCGTACCAGTTATAGCGCCACTGTTATCTCTCGGGTCCTGTGTAACCCTGACATAACAATTGGGGTTGAGCATCGTAGTGTCCAAAGTGAGGATGGTGGAACCTATACCGAAGGCATAGCACTGAGCCACCATACTACATCTGGAGAAAGGCATAAGGCGAGTCGTGTTGACTGCAAGCACAGATCCTAACCCAAACGTAGCACAGCAAGGCCAGTGCGGAACAGTACCAGTATTAATAATACTATTATTGCTCTGATCAAACCTACGCATAATGGGCACCATAGCCAACTGTTTGGCACTAAGGTACTTCTCTCCTACAGAGTGCTGGGAGGCGTCATCCGCCTCAGCACCAACACCAGACTGAAACTCAATGGTCGGAACTATCTTGTCTGCAGCAATGGGTTGTCCAGGTGCGGTTAGGCCTGCAAAATAGAAGCCAGGCTTGGCCGCAACCTCGACAATGAAAGAGATGCTTGATGAGGACTCCCCGTTGTTAACCAGGGGGTCCATAACCTGCATGGAAACAAAGCCCAAGGAGTCGTTGAACCCCAAGTGCGCAACAGGTGCACAATAGGGGACATCGAACTCAAACTCGGACTCGTCCTTCAGGTCAAAAATCTTACTGTACTGAGTGGGCTGCAAATCCGACAGAAAAGTCGGAGGCGCAGGACCACCCTCGGAACCTACATCCACATACCTAGAAACATTGGCGATCTGCCTGTAATTGGGTACAAATGTGAAAAGGACTCTACCAGTATGGAATTTAGACTTAGCAAAGGTAACCTTATATGTAAGGTCACCATGCCAAAGCCGGAAATGTTGCCCAAAATAGAGCAAATGAGAAGGAACAAAAGCAAAGGATGATGTTGAACCTCTGGGCAAACTGATATTGCCGCCCCCAATAGTGGGAGTGGCAGCAACAGTGGGTGCCCGAAACCAAAAATGACTGAGGCAGACATGACTAGCATAAATACACACTGAGTGCGTATCAGCTGTAGACAAGCTGCCCCTAAAAATCTGGCTGTGTCGGGTGAGGATGGTGTCAAACGCCATCTCGTCGAGGTCTGTGCCACCTAAGGCTTCAGTAACCGCGACTGAATTGGACAAGAATCCGCCAGCAACAGATGCTGGTGCAATCAAATCAACACAATTCTCCCCAACATTAGGGAAACGAACCTGGCGCGTAAGAGCCGCAGTAGCAACTGGCTTGGAATAGCCAAAAGCACTAGCCGCCTTAGCGGAAGAATTCAGAAACCAAGTAACAGGACCTGTGAAGGGGCGCAGGCTAGGCCACCAACTACCAATTGCTTTAGGCAGTTTGGCGGCAGAAGCTAACACCCCAGAGAACTGACCATTGCTAGCCAGCTCCGCTTCAGCATTCGATCGACCTGATGGGTTGATCGCACCAACCTGAGGCACTATAAAAGCTGCATCAGAAATCGGAATGCGACCAAAGTAATGAATGTTCTCAAGGTGTACATACACCTTGAAAACAGGGACCTGCGAATTTGCTAACGCAGGTGTTGGCAGCACTTGGGTAAGGCTAAAGGTCCCAAATTCATGGGAAGCCTCACTTGTAGAACTACCAATGTACTCCAGCTCAGACAGGTAAGGAACCTTCAAAACTGAGCGCGTGTTATGGGCCACATCTAGCCTGACGTGGGGGAGGTTAGTCACCAATGAAGGTAACGCCCCCCGGTCAAGCTGGTTAGACCCATACTGGAAACCGGACACCAGCAGCCCCTGATGAAAGGGGTTACAGTTGTGCTCCACACTGAAAACAAAATCAGCGCGGATGCCACGGACTCCACGGAGCCTCTCCACGAAACTAGGGATATTGGCGGCCAAACTTGAATAGCTGACCACCAATGTATACAACCTAGTTGTTGTGGCAGAAAGATTCCCACGCGCCAACAAGACCGGCCTACCGAAGTAGGACTTAGGGTCCTGTAACTCACTCTCGGGCAATAAGAATTGCGCAGCAGACCCCGTAGGAGCCTCTGCACAAATCGATGCCTCTCCTTGGACAAGGGCACCAGCTAACACCTCAGTGTTGCTGGGAACGTCTAGACCACTAATGGTCTCACAATCTTTGACTTGAGCGGGTGATGAAGCGTGTAACTATGGTACTGCGAGGCGTCTACACGCACGCCAGGCAGTGTGAGCCTACTCTCAATCGTGAGTAGTGTGGCAGAAAAGGTATCCTGACAGTAGCACCGCGCCGGGCTCACAATATGTACGCGGGCAACCCGTATATGGCCTAAAACCAGTCTGGGTTCCGGGCACACGCCTCTGCAAGCGCATGCTCATAGCAGGTGTGGGTTAAGGTGATGTTATTGGCCTGAAGCCAATCCCTAGCACCGACTGCCCACTCAGTCCACTGCTTCTCTCCATGGAGCGCCAACTCAGTTGATGCTCCGTGAACGTTCACAGTGAGCTGCCCCACTGGGTCTTTCTTATCTTTCAGCCAATGAAGGCTGGAGAAGATACTGTTGACATCCAGTGGTGCGACCCAGCCGCCGTCGACGTCCGCCTTCTGAAACTTGCGCTTCAAGAAAGAGATCGCTTCGAACGGCTGGGAGGGGGTTAGCTCTGCCCCCTTGACGTCAGA